TCACTAAATGCAGCAATATTTGTACCATGATTGCGGTCAAAATGAGCTAACACTTCTTTCATTTGTGCGTTTGTAAGAGTAAAAGATTTTGGTACATTTTCAGATTGTCTACGCATGTATTCATGAATTCTGTTATAAATTGCGTTACTCAAACTTCTTCTCAATTTAGCAAAACTGTTAAAATCTCTATCCATGGCTACTTCAGATTTAATAGCTTTTTCATCAACCAATGTACTCATTGCCAATACATCAAACATATCAAAATCACTTGGAACTCCTATATGAATATGCATCCCAGTTTTACCGTGTGTTGCTTGATCACTTACCCAATTTCCTACTTTGGAAATAATATTAAAATCATGACCAGTTTGTCTCATATGTCTGCTTCTTATTTCAACATTTGGTCCGTCTTCTCCTACTGCCCATGTATTTTTATCTGGTTTATCATCTTTTCTTACATCTTCACCCAAACTATCTAATAAGTTATACGCAGAATCAATACCATTTTCCATATCAGTTACAGTCATTTCACTATCTGGAATAAAATCAGTCCATTCTCCACTTCTTGCTAAAAGTCTTAAATATTCATCAACATAATCACCTCGATTTCTTCTTTCCCAACGATCATATTCACTGTCTATTTCATTTCTTACATCATCATATTTTTCATATGCTTCATTGTATGCATCATCACTATCAAAATCATTTCTTTCTGGTTCTGGAACACTACTATCAAATGTATCTACACTCATTGGACCATATTCTTCATCATATCTATCAATATTATCAATGGTTCCATAGCGGTTCCATCTTCTTGCTGCTTCATTTCTTTGTTCTTCAACCCATGAATTATAAGCATCAGTTAATCCATTATCATAATTGTATGATGAACTGATCAGATCTGACAATTTTTCTATGATTTGATCAGTTGATAAATCTTGTTGTTCTACAACAGGTTCAAATTCAAATTCTACACCAAATGTATAATCACCCAATTCATCATATTTAGCTTTTAGTTCATGTTCAATGTCAGTTGCTTTCTCAAACGGTACCGCTTCAAGTAATACTTCTTTTATTAATGTTTTTAATTCTGTAAGTTTCATATTTTTACCAGTATTTTCCCTTACTCTTGGTACCTAGTGATTTGATTCTATGACTTCTGCAACTCCAATATCCAGCTGTAGTACGATCTTTCTTTTGACTGCATCTATGTCTAGCTCTAAAACTTTTTCTACGTGCAGCACTACTAGCTCTGATTCTCATGTTTGGATCACCAAAGGTTACTTTCTTTATTTTACCTGCCTTTGATTTAACATATACAGCAAATTTCTTTGGTCCTCCTGGAGTTCTAAATGGTCTATTAAGATGTACAGTTCTGCCTCTGTGTTTGACTTCATTGATGAACTCATCATCTTCTATTTCAATTGGCGCATCTAAATATACTTCTATACCTTCATATATTGCTTTAGTACCAAGATCACTTTCTATAATATCCACATCATCATCATTTAACTCAATTAAATCTTGATTGTATAATTCACGTACTTCATTAATTAATTTAAAATATCCTTCACTGTAAATTCTAAATACATTTTCTTCTAACGTGAGATTTCTATCCAAATGGTATTTCAATTGATCACTGATAGAAGTATCTTTTACCAATTTCATTGGTTCTCCCCGTTCAACCATTTCATCAATAATGTCAGTTAATTTAATCATAAATATAAATAGAATTAAACTATGATTTAATCTTCTTTTTATGATACTTTATGGTAGTACCGCTTAGATTATATTTAACAGACAATTCTTTAATTGTATATTGATTTGATAATATATCACTATATAATTCATTTTTAATTTTTTTAATGTGGGATTTTGCTAATGATATATTTAATTTTTTATTATCATCCATTGGTCCATGTTTAATTCCTGTTTTTTTATTGTTATAACAATAATTTATTTTTCTTGATGATAATTTACTTCTTCTCTCTTCATATTTTTTATTACCTAAATCTGTTCCATACTTTTGTATGAACCAATTTAATGTGAATCTACCAACCGCTTTTTGTTTTTGAATCAAAATACTATCACCATCGTGTTTTTTACCAAACATAGGATTGTTTTCTCCTGAATACATTTCTGATAATTGTTGTCTTATAATTTCTTTATTTGGATTGTGTGTAAAATTATCACCTCCTGAAGATTGTAATGCAATATTATAACCAATATTATTTCTATATGGTTGAAATGTATCTAAATAATGTTGTTCTCTTTCTAATAATAACTTTTCATTTTTTAATTCTTCAATGATTTCAAATTTAAAGTTATCTTTCCCATAAAAATTCCAAGCATTTTGTAATTTTTTATTTATATGAATGTTTTTGTCTAATTCATTTGTATGTTCCCACCATCTTCTTTCAATGTCTTTAGATGATCCAATATAAAATTTGCCGTTTTTTAAATTTGTTATTTTATAAATTCCACTTTTCATACCTTACCATAAATATCTTGAATTTTAATAAAAAGATACAAAAAAAACTCTCAGTATTTCTACTGAGAGTTTGTGTTTAATTTACTTTATATGTTAGATTAGACTTGGTTCAAATCACCAACATATATCTTGCCGTAGAATTCTGGGCGGACTACTTTCTTAGCGTAGCGGGTCATTACACCTCTACGTGGAGTGAAGTTGATTGGATCATATACCAATGGGGTTTGTACCAATGGAATATATGGAGCATAAACTGCACCGGTTTCTAGGAAGTTGTTACCACGGAAACCAAGCAAGATTGTGTTTTCTTGCATGTATGGGTTCTTGTAAACTTGGAAACGGGAAGCAAAAGAACCAACACGGCTTACGCCCATTGCGAACTTAGCACTGTCACCGTCAGTGTTTACAACGTATCCTGGGATGGATTCCAATACAGTGGCTACGTCTGGTCCTACAACCAAGAAGTTAGCACCACCACGTAGGGTCAATTGGTGAATCTTGTTAGATACCTTTTGGATCTTGTTACCAAGAGTTTGGTACCAAGTGCTCTTTACGTAAGCAGTACGATTGGTTGAATCATTGTTTACGGTGAAGGTTGGTAGACCTGCACTGTCATTTGCACCCTTGACTAGTTCCTTACCAATTACGGCGGACCAAGCTTCAGTGGTCAATGCTGGAGCAGCACTGATCAACATGTCCATGATTTCAAGATCAATTTCCATTGATACGTATTCACTCAATAGAGCAGTCAATTCTGCTTCTGCGTCAATGCTGTGGTAAGCATTCAAGTCTTGAGCCAATTCTGGGGTCCAGACAGCCTTCAACTTACGGGTCTTAGCAACAATTGGTTCACTCTTTAGTTCCAAGTTAACTTCTGGAATGTTGATGTCAGTACCTGAATCAACACCTTGACCAGCAGCAACACCCTTGAATGGATTTGTATCTTCAAAGTCACCACGGGTTTGATCTGTTGGTTGCTTGTTGTAGGTTAGGGTAGCAGTACCTGATTGGTTACCAGATACAGTTGAACCTGTTACGATGAATTGTACGATGTAGTAATTAGCAGTGGTTAGAGAACCAGTGTTATATACCTTGGTCAATTCATTGATTACGTTGGCTGGATTGATACCAGAACCACTGATGGTGAAGCTTCTTACAGCATTCAAGTCAGTGTTAATTGTGTTAGTACCAACTAGAACATTGATCTTTTGACCAACGAATGCTTGAGCACTTGAGGTCAATGAACTATCAAAGTTTAGATCACTCAAGGTTGCGGAACCTGAAGTGGTGCTCAATGATTGGGTGTAATAGTTACTGGTGTATGAATAACGACCAACACCATATAGACCGTTTACTGCGTCATCAGTAGAACCTAGTTTGATACCGTTACCACCAAACATGGATGAACCACTGAATGGGTTAGCTCCTGGTAGACCGTTACGGTTGGTACCGTACTTGAAGTCTAGATAGAAGATTAGACCGGATGGTAGGTTCATTGGTTGAACTGAAACGAATTCCTTAGCGGAGATTTCAGCGAATACACGGCGAACCAATGGAAGAGCTACGCCAGCCCATTGTTCACTGTTAGTAGAAGTACCTGTAGAGGTAGATTCATCAAGCAATTGCTTGGCTTGGTTTTCCAATAGGATAGACATATTGGCCTTTTCAATGCCTTCTAGACCTTCAAGAAGACCTGTCTTGTCCCATTTGTTTTGCAATCCACGAGTTTCAGTCATCAACTTAGCTTGTGGGTTCATATTGTTTGTCAATAGACTCTTAATATCACTCATATTTTTATCTTAATTTTTTGGTTTTAATTTACTTACCTTGTTTTAATTTTTTACTTCTTGATTCCGGCAAGTCTTTGGAATCTTGAAGCCATCACGTTGCTGTTTTCAACAATCAATTCCTTCTTAGGAGCTGTTGATGCAACTGGTTTACTTGCCAAACCTTCGGTGATAGTTTGTGCAGCTGTATTTGGTTTCTTGACAGCTGATCCACCTGAACTAAGTGATTCGGACAAAATTTTATAACTCAACTTAACTTCACGGATGGAACTAGTTAAGTCGAAAGTTTCTACTACCTTCATCTTTTGAGCTTGGTTCAATGAGAACTTATTGAACAACTTGTTGGTGTACAACAACTTAGCATTCAAAAGATTGATTTCATTCAATTGATCACGTAGGAATTGAACGGTATTTAAAGCTTCAGCCAATTGAACAGATTCTTCAGTTTGTTCTTTTGTTTCTTCTTCTTCTTCTTCAGAATCTTCTTTCTTAGCTTCATCTACTTCTTCAACTTCTTCACTCAAGGTGTCTAGAAGTTCTTGTAGATTGATTTCTTCATCAACTTCTTCTACTTCTTCAGCAGCTACTGGTGCTTCTGGAGCAGGAGCTGGTGCAACTGGTGCTTCTGGAGCAGGAGCTGGGGCTGGTACTTCAGCAGCAGGTTCAGCAGCAGCTACTGGAGCTTCTGGGGCTGGGGCTGGAGCAGCGGGTTCATCTCCCATTTCTCTTTCAAGTTCAGCAAGAATTTCATCAAGTTCTTCACTTGTTACTTCTTCTTCTGATTCTTCAAACATTTGATTAGCACCTGGATCTTCATGTGTTACTGCACCTTTAGAAGGAGCTTGTGATGATCCAATACCAGAAGAATGAACTGCTTCATCTTCTGTACCAATTTCACTCTTTAGTTTTTCAGCTAACATTGCTTCCAATGTTGGCTTGAATGATTCTTCTAATGCGGCTTTTGCATTTGCTAGAGCAGTAGCACGTACAGCCTTAGCGTCAGCAATAGCTTCCT